CAATACCAATGTTGTGACATTTTATTTCCCCTTTTATTAACATTATTCTGCTTCTGGCGTTTCTACAGGCGCTTGTTGTTGTGCAACTTGTGGCGCTGCCTGTGCATGGACTTTAGCAATTAAAGCCTTTGCTGATTGCTCAATATGCTTTAAAAGCGCTTCTACTTCTGCTACATCTAATTGCAAGTTAATCATTTGTCACCTTTCAGTTAAGTAATTCTAAAATTGCTTGGCGGTCTGTTGCGTTTACACAACAGTCTGCACAAGTTTGTATTACATCTTTAATAACTGCAGCTAAGTCATTTACCTCAAATGCTATTAATTGCCTTTCTTCATCAACGCCAAAAGGCTCTGTAGAAATTTTAGCTTTGTCGCCAATAACATCTCGTATATGACTTAGCATTGTATTCTCCTAGAAAGGCAAATCGCTATCTTCTAGCGTGTTTTTAGGCAACTCATCTTCGCCACGAGCCGTAAAGCCTTTTGGTTGCTTTTCTTTGCCAATAGATACACTAAAAAATTTCCCTTTAGTGCCTTCTTTAACCCACGCAGATAGGTAATGTTCACGGCCATTGACCATGATAGAACCTTGATAGTCTGGATGAGTTTCTGTGCTTTTGCGGTCATTTTTAAATAGGCTACCGCTTCCTTCTTTTGGTACATAAGCCATTAGATTTCCTTTGCTTTTACTACTGGTTGTTTAAATTGTGGGTTGCTGGCAGCATTGCCGTCATCATCCGCTTGCACTACACCTACTACTGCTGCCAATGCGTACCTACGCATATATGTCAAAGCCGAACCAGCGCCTTGTGCGTCAGCTTTAGTTACAGGTACAGACATTTCATGGCTAATCCATTCGCCAGACTCATGGGTGAGAATGGTTGTTAAGGACATGGACTTGTCTAAATCCGAATAAGTCCCAGGGAATTGAGCCACAGCCAAACCATTGTCAGCCAACAAACTACGGCAAGCATCCCAAACAGACTCAAGGTCAGCATATTTACTTTTGAAAAAAGGATTAGCAGAGTCTTTTTTAGCATGGGTTAATTTTCCCTGTACGATTGATAACGCTTTAGCTAAATTTGCAATATTTTCAGACTGTTGCATGGTTGCCTCCAAATACTTTGCCAAAGTCATTAAATACGGTTTGCAATAATTGATTGCGTTTATTGCTTGGCTTGCCACAAGCTACACGAATGACATCAATGTCGTCTTGTGTTAATTCAATGCCGTTTTCCATGTCGGACAATGCCAATTCAAGGCGTTGCTCCATTTCAGTCATTACTTGGTACATTTCATCCATTTAAGTTTCCCCTTAAAAGTTATAGCGAAGTTGCTATATAGTCATGTTACATAAAAATAGCATATTTGTCAAAGTATTTTACTTGTGTTGTTTTTGTGCTATTATTTTAGAAATGGAAAAGTTAAAAATAACTGAGTCGGCAATTATTGACCTTATGGGAGGCACTAACAAAGTCGCCAAAATGTGCAAAGTTGCGTCATCAAATGTTTCGCTTTGGCGCAAAGAAGGCATACCTAGGCAACATTTATTGTTTTTAGCCGCTAGAATTGAAAAAGAAAGTCATGGTCTTGTAACTCGTAAAGATTTGTTTCCAAACAACTTTTGGCTTATATGGCCTGAAATGTTGGAAAAACCCAACAGTTTTGGCTTGCAAAAGGACTTAGACGAGGAGTAAACTCAATACCCCTTATGATGGCGGCTCTAACGACATCGTAGCGTCATAAGGTTATAGCGTTACTAGAAGGGTAAGAGGCTGAAACAGCGCAATACAGGTGGCGAAGATAGTGCCTGTGCCTCGCAAGACTGTTGGGTGGGCGATTCCTCAATGGGATGTCCTGAAGGCACACTTAGGTAGGCTAGGTGTGCTTAAACCTCTTGGGATTGGCATAAAAACAACATACTAAAAGATTTAACTAGACTTATTAAAGACTATTGGGCAAACTACATTTACTCAATAACGAGTAAACATTTAAGGGGAATTAAATGAAAGACTTTTTAGGCGCTTGTTTGTTAGGTGCAGTTTTAGGTTGTATGTTTGCTTATGGCGTACCTGCCAAAGCACAAACGGTTCAATTAACCGACAGTCGTGGTTACAGCATGGGTACTGTGCAAATTAACGGCAACACCGCACAATTTGTAAACCCACAGGGATACACAACACAGACAGCTACTCTTTACCCTAACCAAGTTGTTATTACAAATCCTAGTATTTCAAATCAAGCTATTGTTGTCGGTCAGCCTAGTTACTTTGTACCGTCAAGCCCAACGACACCAGCCAGCCCTCGTGTTTTACAATGAGTTTTACCATTTATACGCATGATGGTTTGAAAGTCATTCAATGGTTTAGTACCGTTGATGACCTTCTTAAAAGTATGATTAAGAACCCATTTGACAGGTATCACAGAAATGTTTGATGAATTCTGGGCGTTATACCCAAGAAAAATTGCCAAAGCAAATGCAAGAAAAGCGTGGGCAAAATTGACCGCAGAGCAACAACTAGAAGCAGCTAAAGCAATAGACACTCATTGTCTTTATTGGAAAACAAAAGAAACTGAATTAGAATTTATACCCCATGCAAGCACTTGGCTTAACGGTGAACGCTGGTGTGATGAATTGGTCATAGAACCCAAGAAAGAAAAAATTGACAAACGGTGGATGTTTAGCAATGAAGGTATTGAAGCTAAAGCTAGAGAACTTGGAGTTCTTGGGACAGGTTATGACTCATACGACAGCCTTAAACGCAAATGTATGAACAAGCTCGGCATGAGTGTGCAGTAAGGCAGTTGTGCAAATGGCGTAAAGAATGGGGTTTGCAAAAATTTAGGCAATACTTGAGCAAACATAGTTTAAACGAACAATTACTGCGTGACTTTTACACGCAATATGAAAAAGGCAATAGGGGAACATGGGGACATTGGATTTAATAAAATGGTTAGGAACAATTATTTGTTTGTTGGGCATAGGTTTAACAAGTTTTAATTTTTATCCTTCAAACATTTATTTTGGATTTATTGGAAGCGCATTGTGGGCTTTTGCTGGTCTAACGCAAAAAGATTACCCTTTATTTTTGGTTGAATTTGTTGCAGTTTGTATGTATGCAACAGGCCTATGGATGAACCTTAAATGAATTATTTAAGCGTTTGTTCTGGCATTGAAGCTGCCACCGTTGCGTGGCATCACATGGGGTGGAAACCAGTAGGATTTAGCGAAATTGAAAAGTTTCCTAGCCAGGTTCTTGCACATCACTATCCACAAGTCACCAACTTTGGTGATATGACTAAATATAAAGAATGGAATATAAATGACACAATTGGACTTTTGGTCGGAGGCACTCCCTGTCAATCATTCAGCGTTGCAGGTTTACGCAAAGGACTTGACGACCCAAGAGGTAACCTCGCTCTTACCTATGTTGGAATTCTTGATAAGTTTAGACCCAAATGGTGTATATGGGAAAACGTGCCAGGTGTCCTCAGTAGCAACAAAGGAAGGGATTTTGGAGCCTTCCTTGGGGCGTTGGGCGAACTCGGCTATGGGTGGGCCTACAGGGTGCTTGATGCTCAAAACTTCGGAGTCGCACAAAGACGCAGAAGAGTGTTTGTTGTCGGATGTCTTAGAGGTTGGAAATCTGCCGCAAAAGTATTATTTGAGTCCGAGAGCTTGTCAGGGGATATTGAGAAGAGCAGAAGCAAGGGGAAAAAAATTACCAACAGCTTTATACCAAGTATTGCTGGAACGCTCGATAGAGAATGTGGTGGCTCAAAATTAAACCATCAAACTGCAAATAGTGGTCATATCATTCCTACATTTTGGAATGGTGGTCAAATTGCTGAAACGATTACTTGTACAAGTGATGACCAGCGTATGCCTGACAAAAATAGATTCCAAGCTGTAATTCAAGCGTATGAAAATCATGGCACAGATAGTAGAGTTAAAGAAATTGATGTAAGCCCAACTGTTACTGCTAGATGGGGAACAGGCGGTAATAATGTGCCATTAGCTATGCAAGGTAATTTAATTGGGCGTGATGCTGGTGGCCCTAATGGTGTTGGTGTGTCTGATAAAAATACTATGTACACACTTACAAAAACAGATATTCATGCAGTAATGAACAAAATGGCCGTTCGTAGGCTTACAGAAATTGAATGTGAGCGTTTACAAGGGTTTCCTGATAATTACACCAACATTCGTGAAAACTGTCCTAGTGGTGCAAGATATAAAGCATTAGGAAATTCTATGGCCGTGCCAGTAATGCGTTGGATTGGGGAAAGGATTAATAATTATGAAAGAATATGACCCTTATGACCTTGCTGATGAGTATGAAACACAATACAAGAAACTTGCGGATGCGGAAGCGCAACTCGCTGAGGTCGAGGCATTTAAGCCAATTATCAAAGCTAATGAAATGCTTAAGTCACAGGCAAATAGTCTTGGGGCAAAAGAAATGGATGCGCTTGCATCAGATGCTTTTGGCGAAATATGTAAAGCCATTGTCTTGGCGACCAAAAACGCAAAACTTGAAAAAGGCGCTTTAGATTTAATTAAAATTAAATGGGAAACTTGGCGCACCGAACAAGCTAACAATAGACAGCTGGAAAAATACACACGATGAACGACTATTGCGTACCATACTTAAACATTCAAAGGTTATTAAAAAAATACCATTATGCACAACTTAAAGGCAAAGCAGAATTAGCTACAAAAATTGCCCATGAAATAGCAGACGAAACTATTAGACTTGAAATTGCCAGCGTAAAGGAATTAAAAAAACAATGGCTGAGTTAATGCGGTCTACTCCAACACATATTGACTATGGTGACTTTGTTGGTTTATTGCCAACTTCGCCAGGTTTTACGCCAAGCAATGTAGACGGCATTTGCGAAAGAAAAGGCAAGTTTTTAATAATGGAATGGAAGCGCCCAAATGAGAAGTCAAGCAAAGGCCAACAATATATGTTGCAAGCATTGGCTGCTAAACCTGACTTTATTGTTGTTATTATTCGTGGCGATACCGACAATGGCGTAAATATGGGCAATTATTACCTCGTGCAACCCCAAGGTGGGTGTATATTGATTGGAAATGGCTTTGAGTCTTTTAAAGCCTATTACAAACAATGGTACGAATGGGCTGATGGCAACTAAAAGTGAAAAGAACTATATGGCAAGAGTTGCCAGACTCGGTTGTATATTGTGCAGTACCGTGCTTGGGTATGAAGACAGTCCTGCCATCATCCACCACATTCGCAGAGCTGGTAAGCGTTCTACAAGCCCCATTATCAGCCTCTGTGTTTGACATCACACAGGAGAAGATGGCATTCATACCCTTGGTAGAAGAGCTTTTGAGGCTAAATTCGGAACAACCGAGGAAGCGTTATTACAGGCAGTCCAACAAAGCCTGGGCTAAAGCTCCAAAGGGTCAAAGCCCAATTCGTCTGAAATAACTTTGGTGCGCCTACGAAACTCTTTGTCGTGATGAGTCCATTTATTTGTTTTATGTCGGCTCATGTGAACGCACTCATGGCATAGCACTCGGATTACTGTTGAAAGATGTCCACATTTTTCAGATGAAATAGTAATGGTATGTTCATGCTTACCACCATCATCATATAAATAAGTACCCATTACATCTTTGTCTTTGTCCACTACAAAATGTATTTCTTCAGGCAAAGGCATTGCCCACCTGTCAAAAGGCTTCATACAGTAAATTGCGCTGTATAGATTTTTTAAAATGGCTGGAGATAATTTCACGATAAATGCTTTAATTGTGCATGGGGAATAACAGACCGCTTGTCAGATGAATATGCTCCACAGGCTTTACATTGATAGCGTTGGTATGCCCCAGTAGTTGTATATTGAAAACCTTTGCTTACTAATGATGCTTTGCCACAAGTAGGACAGTCAAAACCACCCCTGTCTTTTTTCATTAAATTAATATTAAGTGGTTGCTTAATCCATGGTAATAATTTGTTATATAACTTTTCAAGTAAAACCACATCTTGAATATTATAAGTTTCCATTGTTTTCCATGCTTTAGGGTCATTAGCCAT